CGTAGACAGGCCGCGTCGTTTCTCTGTGATGTCGCCCGTCATGAGGTTTACAATGAAGCCTGCTTGAAGTGCATTATAGTTCGAATGAATCCAACCCCGTATAGCCTCATGATCTCTGTTCTTCACATACCCATCTGCACGGAGGTCGGCTATCACTTCTATCACCTTGCGAGGGATATTTGCATCAAATGCACGAAAATCGATGCCGACAATCACGTCTGATTTTTCGATGCCTTCTATTGCTTGCAGCATGCCTGCGCCAGTCGTTGGCAGCCCGATTAACCAGGGCGCATCCATATACATCCGCTTCGCACGCTTATTGAGCTTCCAATTGAAGACCATGTCCCTTATGTACTGCTTTGCTGTTTGAGGAGTTATGCTCCGCAAGGCATGCGGGTCATTAATTAGTCGTTCTTCAGGCTGGACCAGTGTTTTGGGAAACCCCGAATTCAGCGTCTCATATTGTCGTCCTCTCTTGAGATCTGCACGTATGGAGCTGGCAATAGCAGTATCCCATCCTGTTGCATGCAAATCAGCTCTGCGGCGCATCCGGTAACTTCGTCCATCCTCCGACACGGCATAGTTCCCTTCGAATGGTAATTGGCACCCGTACTTACGGATCCAACGTGCCATCACAAATTCAGGAGGAACCATGTCAACGTTCTCAAAGAATTGTGGAAACTTCTCACGCAAGGTACGTCGAATATTGTAAGCTTCTGTTTCCGTCATCGTAGACTTGTAGCCATCACGCGCATATCGGCCAAGTGTCAGATTCAAGTTATCGCCAGTCGCATAAGTAATTGAACTTGCTCCTGGTGTTGCGTCAAACAATTTGACAACTGCATCCGCACGACGAGAAACGATGGACTCAGTATACTTCTCTGTGTTGAAGAATCGACGATGTGACAAGAACCGAAGAGGTGGTTGCTGTGCTGGCTTGAATTCATTCAGCCCATCTATCTCCATCTGCATCGCCTCCTGATAGGTACGAGTGCCCATCAATGATTCGTCTGGCTTCATAAATGCTCCAGGGATTGCAGGTGTCTTGTCATGATCCGGTGGAGGTAAATACGCCCAGACTGGTTTGTTAGACCGCTGTCTAAGCTGCAGGTCTGGTGGGTCTTGGCACACAGGCACATCAAAACTCTCGATATATGAAGTTGTCAGATTTTCACCATAGTCTGCTGCCCTCGAAATTCCTTTTGTAGTGTACACAAGTGCAACAGCTGAGAATAATAACACAATGAATGAACGCCATCCTCTCATGTATAAAGCCCCTAAGTCCCGCCTCTTGCGTGGAGGCAATTCATAGCGCTTATTGCTAGTTTGTGTCTCGACGGGCTCAGTCGGGCCTTGACCAGTGATCATTGGTGGTTCTTCTTCGTCTAAATAGGCGCCACCGGCTAAGA